GCATCCAATAAGACTGTAGGTGTAAGCCTCAAAGGGCTTCGTCAAGTGAAGGTTCTTAAACTGGAAGAGTATGGTTCCAGTGATCCCCTTGCTGATTTTGAGAGTGACTTCGAGGCCGATAACAAAGGCAAGCCGGAGCCTAAGAAAGATAAGCCCAAAGCTGCACAGAAGCCGTCTAAGCCCCCTGTAGACGACGATGACCTTGATGATGACATCCCGTTCTGAGGTGATTAATGTCTCTTACCAAGAGTAAGAGGATAACAGAGAAACAAAGGAGCCTTGCCTACCTAGCAAGTGGCAAGGTTTCCAATCTCTGTAAGTCCTTAGTTATTGAGGTTAGCAAGGATGAATGCACACAAGACCAAGTTGAGGAATTCTTCAGGGACATGGTAGTGCATATTACCAAAGCTTCACGGGAGTTGGAGGCGGAAGGTGACAAGAAAGCGAATAGCGGTAATTGATTGTGACACCCTTATCTACACCTCTGCCATTGCTGCCCAACAAGCTTATGTCAATGTTAGGCACATCCCTAGTGGAAAAGTGGTGGAGTTCCCAAACAAGTCTGAATTCTATGGAAAGACCAAAGCCAAGGATGGTGGATGGCTTGCTGAAAGAAATGCTTACAGGGTTAGTAAAGGGCTTTCCGTTTTCCACCCTGACGAGTTTGAGATTGAACACTGCACAAGGCTCATTGAAAGCGATGTAAGCCCAGAGACAATTGCTTGTGGAAGGTTTAAGGCAAGGATTGAATGGATACGTCACCAGCCTTGGTGTAAGGACATTCGTATCTGCTTTGCCACTGGCACTAATTACCGATACAGCATTGCTAAGACATGGCCTTACAAGGCCGGTAGGACAGAGAAGCCATTGTTGTACGAGGTGGTAAGGGATTACATGCTGAAGAAATGGAAAACCAAGATGATCCTTGGACAGGATATTGAAAGTGATGACCTTGTAGGGATTGAGCTGTCCTCTGATTGGAAACAGGCCAAAGGAAATCACAATAACCTGAAATGTGTTGGAACATTCATTGATAAAGACCTAAAGCAATTTCCTTGCTGGTGGTTCAACTTCGATGATAGCCAAGCTGTCCCTGTAAAGATTGGAGAGCTAGAGGCATGTAAGAACCTGGCTAAACAAATGCTGACAGGGGACTCCACGGATAATATACCTGGTATCAGGGACATCCCGAAGGAATACAGGGAAGCCCATTCATTAGGTTTGCACAAGGGCGTAGGGCCAAAGACAGCGGAAGCCCTTATTGGCCCATTGGAGGATTGCCAAAGTGTCTGGGAGGCTGTTGTACAAGCGTACAAGGCCACCTATGGAGAAACCCCTGTTGAGTTTGTAACATGGCAAGGGGACGCAGAAACTAGGACTTGGTATCATCACTTCAATGAGCAGTTCCAATTGCTAAAGATGATGGAAAAGGAAGGCCAGATACCGGAGGCTAAAGATTGGCTTAAAAGCAAGGGGGCAGGTGGTGGACTATAAGGATGAAAGCGTATGGCTTATGCTTGGGGATTGTCTTGAAAGAATGAAAGACATTCCTGAAGGCAGTGTAGATATGGTGCTTACTGATCCTCCCTATGGCACCACGGCCTGTAAGTGGGATTCTGTGATACCGCTTGAGCCTATGTGGGAGCAGTTGAAGCGGGTTATTAAACCAAACGGCGCTATTGTGATGACAGCTAGTCAGCCGTTTACCAGTGTCCTTATTTGCAGTAATCTAAAATGGTTCCGTCAGGTGCAAGTTTGGGACAAAAAGATGCCGACAGGACACCTAAACGCCAAGAAGAAGATTTTATCTAGGCACGAAGATGTAGTTATGTTTTCCCCAGCTAAGTTTGGATCGTTTACATATAGCCCACAAATGACTAAAGGGAAACTCAGAAACAAGACTCCCGCTAGGAAAGCAGACAACTATGACGACAGAGTTTACGGAAAGGTTACTCATAAGGGTGATACGTTTAATGATGAATACTACCCAACAAGTATTGTTGAAATAAGCAACGCAAACCAGAGAGGCAAGGTTCACCCAACCCAAAAACCAGTAGCTCTTATGGAATACTTGATCAAAACCTACACCAATGAAGGGGGCACTGTACTAGACTTCACTATGGGCAGTGGAACTACAGGCGTAGCCTGTAAAAACCTTAACAGGAAATTCATTGGTGTTGAGATGGATGAAAAATACTACTCTATAGCCAAGAACAGGATACTCGGAGGGGATAATGGACAGTGATCCACACATCCTATTGAATAGGGTTATCACGCCAGATGGAACAGAGTTGGTATCCCGTCATAGACATGACTACAGAACCTACACGGATACTAATAGCCACACTTACACAGTAGACGGAGGTACAGCATATCTACGAAGGGGTTGGACAGAGGGTGCCCCTCCAGCTAAGGAAGCCTCACTAACAACTGAAGATGATTTCATGGTGTGTCGTCAGGAAGTTAAATGGGGTACTTACGGTAAGGATGGGGATCAACCACTGAGATATGTCCCTATAGCTGAAATGGAAACAGATCACATACTAGCTATTAGGGCTGACTACTGGCAATCACTAGCACCGGGCTTTAAGTGGTTGTTCGGGGAAGAGCTGAAGTATCGTAAACTAATTAAAGAAGGCACCAACAACAAAGAGGAATACTAATATGAAAACAACCTATCTCTACAAGATCGTTAATAACAAAGGCGCTACTGTTGATGTAGCTGGTACTCGGGATGAAGCCCGTGCTATCAAGAACTACTACAACGGCTTTGGTAATAGCACCAAGATTGTCCAACTGAAGTATACACTGACAGAACAGAAGGTGGTTCGCTAATATGGAAGGTGCAGACTATTATATGGAAGAGAATACTGTAGACACTGTTGCCGCCCCTGAAGCCGTATCAGCAATCACTGAGAAAGACCTCTTTGATCGTCTTGTCGAGCTGCTTACGCAGCAAGAGGAAGTACGCCAGGATATTAAGCAGCTCTTGGATGACGTTAAAGACCAAGAGAATATCTCAAAGGAAGATGTTCCAGCTATTCGTGAAGCAGCCAGCTTTTATGTCAAAACAGCTTTCTACGAGAAGAAGGAAAAAGCCGAACGTGTCTTTGCCAAATACGAAGAACTGTCTGGCGAGGATTAATGTGGAAGCTATGGGCTAAGGCATTAGGCTCCAAGGAGGGAGCCTCTGATAGCGAAGCAGATAAAGTGGCATGGATACGGACATTCATTGTTATACAAGCCATCATTACCAACTGCTTCATCATCGCTAACTTCTTTGTTAGCAATAATATACTCAATTGAGGATCATATATGAACCCGTCGATCACGTTCACATACACTTGCCCTGTTAGCAAGACAACCACTTCTCTCACTAAAGAAGCAAATGGCCCCGACGGATTCTTTGTCGGGGATTTCTTTGAAGCTGTTTTGGAATTCTATGCAACTTTAGGGTATTGTACCTCTGTAAACATAACCGCAGGAACAGGCGGGTTCTTCCCAGAAGATAACCTGTCGTATACCCGGGAAGATTACATTAATCGTAGTGGAGGGGTGGCCTCTCTCTTCAACAACAAGGTGAGTGACCAAGAGGACTACGCTTCTTTCGTTGACTATGATGGCAATGAGGATGAGCCTGCACCCTCTTCATATTGCACTTGTGCTGAATAATGGAACCATGGGAAGAACATCCTCATTGGAAAACCAAGGCTGAATTCTTTTCATGGCTTAGGGGGCAACTGAGGAAGGCTGTATGGATGCACTGGCCCCCTAAAAATGACTTCAAGAAAGAGATGGCTGTCAAGCCCCCAGAAGGATATACAGGTAAGGCCAAGAAGCTAGGTTCTTGTGCCCTTTCTGGGGAAATGGAAGCCATCTCTAAGATGCAAGTGGATCACATTCAAGGCAATGCTTCGTTGAATTCATGGGATGATGTGTTGCCATTTATACGGCACCTATGCGCCTCTAAAGAAAACATGCAATTAGTGACCAAAGAAGCACACAAGATTAAATCCTATGCCGAAAAGCAAGGAGTGAGTTATGAAGAAGCTAAGGCCATTAAGAAAGCTATTGAAGCATGTAAACTTCCCCCGGAAGAACAGAAGAAATGCCTTCTTGCTTTGGGCTTTTCTGAGGAAAGTGTCCGCACAGCCAAACAAAGAAGGGCTTGTTGGGAAAGGTATTATAAAGGAGATCAGCAATGACTGAACAGTTTTGTAAACTTTACGAGGATCACGAGGTTGGCCAAATCCTTGTAACCCTGGAGACGGATGGTGATGGATGTCCAGCTATTTTTATAAAATTCAAGCCTTCGGGTCTTGGCGTGTGCCAGCTTGTACTTTCTTATACAGATTCCGATGAATCTGTAGGATGGGAAAAGGCGGAGAAGGTATTTACGGGCATTGATAAGGATGGATGGACTGGTGTAATTAAGGCTGCCCTCAGCAGTGTGGAGGGTTCCTGATTGAACCTATCTAATGATGATGTTAAAAATAAGGTGGTGGAGATGTACAATCAGGGGATGTCAATTCGTGGCATCTCCGACATCACAGGGATTGGCCGATCCACTATTGGGGACTTCCTTCGAGGGGAGAGCCATAAGGAGTGGTGGGCTAATCAACTAGACATCTCCCCTAAGCGTACTAAAGAAGGCCCTAAAATCCTCTTTGCCGATATTGAGACATCCCCTCTCCTGCTTGCCGGGTTTGGATTGTTCAACCAGAACTTCAGTATTGACCAGATCATCACTGATTGGGAAATCATGGTGGCCTGTGCTAAGTGGCTAGGGGACGATGAAATTATCACCTTGGAGTCTAGCGAATACTGGATGTACAATGACAAGCAAGCTTTGGAGAATGTCGTAACAGCTTTGTGGTGTCTCCTGGATGAAGCGGACATTATTGTTTGTCACAATGTTAAGTTTGACAACAAGAAGATCAAGGCCAAATTCAGGGAATATAATCTCCCACCCCCAAGCCCTTATAAAACTGTTTGCACGCTCAATATCACTAAGCAAGAATTTGGCTTCACTAGTAACAAACTGGACTACCTGTCCCGAAAGCTCCATGAAGAGCGTAAAGAGGATACAGGAGGGATTCGTCTATGGTTGGATTGCATGGAAGGTATTGATGAAGCATGGGACAACATGATTAGCTACTGCCAGAAGGACGTAGCCTTGTTAGAGGAGTTTTATCTTGGCCTACGGCAATGGGATAGCTACGCCCCTAATGTCCAGCCCTACTACAACGATGACAAAGAGCGCTGTGGACATTGCGGCTCAGAGAACGTAGAAGCATTGGAAAACAAGCAATGGCACACTAATGTCAGCTCTTTTGATCTTGTCCGTTGTAACGATTGCAGGGCCATCAGGCGTGGACGTAAAAATACAAGGAACAAGAATCAAATGAAAGCAACAACCATGAATGTACGATAAGGAGACTCTCGATGAACAATAAACTACTTAAGCAATGCCTCTCAATCACTCACCACGACAGCCATACTCAGATGGCTATTCGAGCGTACTGGCAACATCATCACCTGACCCGGCAGTCGTTCATCAGCGAGCTGAACAAGGAAGGGCTGAAAGGTAAGGGTTATAGCGATGCTGTAGTGGAGTGGGATGGAATTAATCGTACCTCTTTGATTGATAAAATCAACAACGTCTGACATGAAGCCAAATAAGATTGTAATTTTTAATGGCCCGCCAGGAAGCGGGAAGTCCGAGGCTGCCAAGTGGTCTTGCCTGAAGCTTGGCGGTGTTCAGGTGGATTTCAAACAACGCCTTCTTGATGTTGCATCGTGTATGTCAGGAATGGATGAGGAGGAATGGTACGACATCTATGACAATAGAAACGACCCTTCCCGTCCTAGAAAGGAGACGCCCCTTGAGCCACTAGGTGGTTTGTCTCAAAGGCAGCTCTTGATTAAGATTAGCGAAGAATGGATGAAGCCTACGTTTGGCCAAGATGTATTTGGGAAGGCATTGGTTAATCAGATTAAAACTGCCTATAACCCTTTCGGGGTGTTCTTTTCAGGAGATGGTGGTTTCAAATGGGAGGTGGCACCTGTAGTGGAACACTTCGGCAAAGAGAATGTAATGCTTGTCAGAATCTTCCGCAAAGGGTGTAGTTTTGATGGCGATAGCAGGAATTACCTGCCACTGGATATGTTTGACGTAGGGGAGGATTTGTATAACAATAGTACGCTGGAAGTGTTTAGAAAGAATGTAGTGGATACTATTCGTTGGTTTGTAGAAGGAGACTATTGATATAATGGCGAAGCGTACACGCAGGGCAGTAGAGGAAGGACGGGTTGAGAAGAAAGAGGCCAAGGGTCATATTATCAGCCCTAAGTATGAAGATGAGCGGGCAATTAAAGCCTCTCCTGTGTTACCCAAGACCGAGAACCAAAAGAGATTTATTCAAGCTGTGCAGAGGGACACTTTAATTGTATGTCGAGGAGCTGCCGGAACAGGGAAAAGCTACCTCAGTGCTTCCTTGGCAGCTAACAAGCTACTCAAAGGGGAGTGCGAATATATCGTCCTTATTCGTCCCTATATCAGCTTAGGAAAGACTACAGGCTTCTGGCCTGGAACTATCCTAGATCGCCTTCGGCCCTACTTGGCCCCGATGTTGAATGTCCTGGAAGAACGGCTTGGCAAGAGCCATTTCAATAACCTGATTGAGAAGAACATCCTTATTCAGCCAATGGAGGCTGTACGGGGAATGGATTTCAAAGACAGTTTTGTAATATGCGACGAAGGCCAAAACATTACTAAAGAGGAGGCCCGCAGCCTTGTCACCAGGATTTCAGGCAATACTCAGATGGTGCTTATTGGGGATGACAGGCAAAGTGATCTCAGGCAGAAGGTGTCTGGGCTAACATACATCTCTGATCTTATCGATAGATATGACATTGATAATGCCTCAACTATTGAGTTTACATCTGATGATGTAATCCGTTCTGATATTGTAGGAACCTTTGTTAAAATCTTTGACAAAGAGGGGTGGGATGATTAATATACCGTCACCATATTGAAAGGAGGAACTTATGAGAAAGATGGTTACGATCAGAACTATTGATAGGGTGCTGCCTATCGAAAAGGCGGACTCTCTTGAAGTTGCCTATATCGGCGGATGGCCTGTAGTCATCCGAAAAGGGGAGTACATGGCAGGGGATACCGTTGTGTACTGCGAGCCTGATAGTTGGGTTCCACACGACCTCGCCCCTTTCTTGTCCAAGGGCAAAGAGCCAAAGGAGTATGATGGCGTTAAGGGCGAGAGACTGCGAACTGTCAAGCTACGAGGCCAACTCTCTCAGGGACTAATCCTCCCGCTGTCCGTTATCCCGCCCAACTCCCATACAAGCAGTGGTGAATTGAAGGATGGGGACGATGTGTCAGCTATCCTTGGCGTAGTAAAATATGAACCTCCTGTCCCGGCACAACTGGCAGGGCTGATTAAGGGGAATTTCCCTTCATCCATCCCTAAGACAGACCAAGAGCGCGTACAGAACATCGGAAACCTTCTTGCAGAGTACCAGGAACATTCTTGGGAAGTGACTGAGAAGCTTGACGGAAGCTCTATGACAGTCTATATCAATGAAGGGGAGGTTGGAGTGTGCTCTCGTAACCTCGATCTGAAAGAGGACGACAATAATACGTTCTGGAAAGTGGCGAAGGGCCAAGGGCTGCTCGCCGCACTGAGGGACTATTACGATACTACTGGAAGTAGTATTGCCATCCAAGGGGAGTTGGTCGGTGAAGGAATCCAGGGAAACAAATACAAGATCAATGGACACAGGTTCTACCTTTTCGATGCGTGGGATATTGACAAACAAGAATACTACTATCCCTGGGCAAGAGGGTTGTTTTGTTCTTCATACAATATCCTCCATGTCCCTGTAGTGGACATTTTAGACCATAAAGGATTGAACACTGATATTAGCCTCCTTCTTGAATATGCAGAAGGCAAGTCGGAAATCAACCCCGGTACAGAAAGGGAGGGCGTAGTGTTCAAAAGTCGTGATTCCAATACGGCATCGTTCAAGGCCATCTCTAACAAATGGCTGCTTAAAAATGAATAGAGACGGGATTGATACAAGCAAGCCCACCCTTCTCGTCGATGTTGACCTCTGCGTGGTGGACCCTATCCAGGGATGGATTGACCACCTGAACGAGACTACCAATTCTTGCATAAGCCCGTTATCTATTTGTAATTTCGAGAATGTCAATTATGACTTAGTTTCCTACTGGAAAGAGAAGCTGGAAGGGACAGGGAAAGATGGCTATGAGTATTGGCGTAAAGAGGATTTATACGACAACCTTAAGCCCGTAGCATTCAGCCAGGATGTCTTATCTATCTTCAAGGAAGATGGGTACAACATAGGGTTTGTATCTTCTTTGAAAGGCAACCATCACAAGAGTAAGGCAAACTTTCTTAAGAGGTATTTTGGATTCTTTGACTTCTTCGTTGGAACTAAAGAGAAGTGGGCTTTAGGGTATATTCCTAATTCTGTAATGATTGACGATAGGCTTACTAATCTGGCCCCTATGCCTGAAGGTGTGAAGCTTGTTCAACTGATGTCTCCTTACAAACAAGATATTGACATCACTAACCGACCTGTCCTAAAATACACATGGACAATGGGAGTTGGGCCACTTAAAGAATTTATTGATAAAGAGGAGAAATAGTTATGAGTTTGAAAGGTACAGTTATTGAGCCTGTTGAGGATCACTATAACGATACAGGCTTGTTGGAGTGTACTTATGTGATTGACTCCGAAGAGTGGTTGGTAGACGGCCTCGGTAATTCTTTCGCTCTCGCTTCTGATGAGAAGGGATACAGTGATTCTTGGATTGTAGAGAAGGTTTGGATTGATAAGGGGTTTGTCCTGGTGTCGCCTCCAAAGACCACAGTACACCTTATCGAACAATGGGCTGATAATCGAAACCTCATTGAAGGCTCCGACCCTAAGAGTCAGTTTGTTAAGCTGGTTGAAGAAGTAGGGGAGTTGGCTAACGATATTGCTAAAGGGAATGATGTTAAGGATTCTATTGGTGATGTAGCTGTTGTCTTGACTATCCTTGCCAAGCAGTATGGCACCTCCCTTGATGAATGTATGGAGCTGGCATACCAAGAAATCAAAGACAGGAAAGGGAAGCTTGTTGATGGGGTCTTTGTGAAGGAATCAGGGGAAGGCTGCTGATGATAGAGGCCAAGGTTATTTGTGATAGCCTGTCCCCGAAAGGGAGTCGATTAATCACTGTCGAGGTGCAGCTTCACCGTTTCATCCTGCCAGAGTTCAACACCCATAGGATGATTAGTAAGAACTTCCAATCTTCCAGGGCTGTGCCTGTTAGCAAGATCATTGAGCAAGTTAAAAACAATCCTGCAATGCCTGTACACTGGGGCAAGAATCAGCGAGGAATGGTGGCCGAAGGAGAACTGACAGGGGCAGAACTGGATAACTCTAAGGAGTTGTGGAGGTTGGCAGCTAGCAGTGCTGCATGCATTGCAGAGAGCTTGGAGGCTACAGGGGCACATAAGCAAGTTGCTAACCGTATTCTGGAGCCTTTTATGTGGACTAAGGGGGTAGCTACAGCCACACTTGAATCATGGGAGGCTATGTTTAAGCTACGTTGTCACAAGGATGCACAACCTGAGTTCCAGGCTTTAGCATATAAGGTTCGTGAGGTTATTGAATGCAGTGTCCCGGTTCAATTGAACTACAATGAGTGGCACCTTCCTTATGTTAAATGGGCAAGGAATGTAGACGGCTACCAAGTGTTTTTCAATGAAGGAGAAAGCAAGCAACGTCTGGCTAAAACAGATGCCATTAAGGTGAGTGCAAGCTGTTGTGCTCAGGTATCCTATAGAAGCTTGGATGACTCGCTGGAAAAGGCGGGCATGATTTATGAAATGCTGAACTTGCCAAAAGAGGGGACTTGGCCCGACGATCCTCCGCATTTTAGTCCTACGGAACATATTGCGATGGCCATTCCCGGTGGGATGGCTAAGGATTACAATGGCAACTTCCATAACACCGAATTTGCACAATATCGCAAGATACTTGAATCTGGAAAAGAAGCCCTAATTGCCTAAAGGAGAGAGTATTCCCTTATGAATAATGAAGAAAACATCTACAGCCGTGAGTCATGGCAAGAAGAGCTGGAAGGGCTTTACAAGACAGCTATCGAGATTGGGCATACAGCTCAAGAGGCGATCGAGTTTTGTAAGATTCGTATGGCCTACTTAAACGAATGTGAAGATTACGGGGACCCGGCAGAAAGCGTTGAGCTATTGCACAAATACCCCAAGAAGCATTTGGATGGATATGACAACCTATCAGATAAGGCAAAAAAGAACATTCTATGGGAACTAGGATTCAACACCAAGAAGCCCATCTGGGAGAATATCTTGATCTATATGGACGGCAGTAAAGCTAAGATTGATTTGTTTGTTTGCGGTACAGAACGTACAGATGCGGGGTGGACAGACCAAAAAAAATCCCCAGCCTCATTCGAGGCCAGGGTGAGGAAAGCCAATGATCGGAGTTTATCCAAGGAATTGAATAGAATCTCCAATGGAGGGGCAGGCTATTTCATTTAGCCTGTTTATCTGACAGGGGCGCATAGAAGCCCCTTATACTTTCTATTTTATTGTTGCAACTCTCAAGAGCCACTTGGTAATCACTAAGCCACCTATATACATCAATGTTAAGCATAGCATCCTCTGTCTCAGGCAAAGGATGCTTACAGCTTACAAGGAAGGAAGGGGGAGGCTCTACCACCACTTCCCTAATCTCTATCACTGTTCTTGTCTTTGGCGTACTTGAGCAAGCTGTCAGCAACGCTACGAGGGACAGGATACATAACGCATTCTTCATTTCTACTAGCCTCTATTACTGTTTCCCTCTTCTTGCTATCAACTTCCAATTGAGAAATAAGCAATTCCCTTTCCTTGGCCAGCTTGTCTTGCAGCTTGGCCCTCTCCTTGATTCCCTTCATCTCTTCTTCCATTCGTTTAATGGAAGATGCCAGCTCATTCCTTTCTTTCTCTATCAAAGCTATTTCAGCAATGTTGTCGTTATACCTGTCAACTATCTTATTGACATACCAACCAACAGACAGCCCTCCAACAAGAATGAAGGCCCCTATTCCTAGCTTGACGTAGGTTCCTATAGAGAACATCTTGCATTCTCCTCGGCCCCTTCAAGCCTACTCAGGATACCCTTCAGGCCCCTCTCTATGCGTCCTACAGAAGCGTAGTAGGATAGCCTGTGGGTCATATCCTCTTTAGAGAGATCAGCGTCCAAGAAGTCAATACAGCCGTATACAAAGGCTGTTTTCTCAAGGCTATCTTCATGCCTTTCCTTGGATACAAATACGACAGGGATGTCTCTTGTAGAAGCATCCCTCTTTAGCTCCCTGCACAAGAGAAGGTCATTCCCTGTCTTGGCGGATATGGCAATCATTATCAAATCAGGGGAAAAACCCTTGATGCTCTCAAGGGTTTCCTTTGGAGACGAGGACGGGATAAAAGAAAACACAGACCCGTTGATTCCATCTAGCATGGATTTCAAATATCCGTCCTTATCATTGACAACGATTACATTAACGCTCTCGTTTGTCATTTGCAGAACCGCTCCTTGCTGCGTTCATAGCCGCAACATCAATTCTCAGGTTGACCACGTTTTCAGCAATGGCTTTTAAGTCTCTCTTCATTTCATGAGTTTCTTCAAAGTAGCTTTGCAATACTTCTTTGATTATTGCCTTCACCTTCTCCTCTTTAACCGCCTCACTTTCAAGCTTGTGTAGACGCTTATCGAGGGCAGCCAAGGCATCCTCCTTCTTCTGAGAGTCCTTCCACACCCACCCAGCTACAGCTAGAACAATTGCCCATGCCCAATCCAAGGCCAGTTTTAGAATACTGAAATCCACTTAATTATATCTCCTTATGGATTTGGAAGTTTCAATCTTAGCTGTATGCCATCAATTCCAGTGTTTGTCTCGTGTATTCCGGCTGAAGAATAGTGGAAGTATTCAAGCTGTACATGATCCCACTCTAGGCCAATACCTAGGCGGAAGTTTGTATCTCCCACCAGCGGACTATCATCTACATACGATACCCCTATCCTGTAGTAGTTTGTTGCACCTAAGACTCCCCAACGAGGCCGAACAACATGGCTCAAGGAGTAAATGTTTACAGGGCCTTGGTATCCTTTTTTAGTCTTACCGCTCCCCCACTGAGATGCAGCCACTTCCCATCCATTGTATTCATATCCAATTTCTCCAAAGGGAAGTTCAGAGTTTATAATGGAATAGCCCAAGGAAACCCTCGGGCCATTTTCGGCATTACTGCTGGCTGAATACACTGCAAAGATTAGCACCACAATGAAGGCCACTACGGCAGCAGATGTTTTGTTGAACTTCATACCCACTCCTTAACCGCAATGGTATGTACAGCCAATCATTTTCCATTTGTGGCCGTTCTTTTCGTAACAGCCATTCTTTCCTACAACTTCGTTTTCCCACACTACATCCTGCATAGCCTTGGCTACAGTGTAGTTGTGAAGAATATCGTCATCCTGCTTCATAACCTTGCCAGATACAGAAGAAGAACAGAGGTAGTCGCCAATCTCAATATTGCCACCTTCGTCACAGACATTAATACCACCTTCACCAAGGGAGTTAATCTCACAGTTCTTGTACTTCCTGTATTGATCAATAATCTCCTTGCCTTGTTCAGTATAAACCACTTTAGGATTAGTCTCTGACCTATATTCTTTAACTACGCCACTATAGCCTTCAAGAACATCAACAGTATTCATTCTTCCGTAGACTTGAAGTACGCCGATAACTTTCTTGCTCTTTGGTGTATTACATACAGCTATGATAGGAATACTGTCATTTACATTTACAAGGAGTGCATCGCTGGCTTCAACGACATCACCCACTTCAAAGAATCTTCCAATGTTAGTAGGTGTAAGTCCAATGTGGACACCTGTAAAGGGCTGGTAGCCACTATCAGAGTATATTGGCTTAGTAAACCCCCTGACAGAATAGTTGTAGCCACCAAGAAAGCCAGCGGAGTTAGAGTTGCTGATATTAGACCCGCCGTGGTAGGCCGCTGTTCCATACGATTGACCTACAGTACTAGAGGAGTATCCAATGACACCATGAGAATCGGCTCCTACCGCCGACCCCTTAACACCATGCAAGTAACTCAGTGCAGTAGTTTGTTCAATAGAGATAGCTGCCGTACCTACAAGCTGGCTGCTCGCCACTAACTTATACTGAGAGTCAGCTTGGTTGTACGACCATGCCGTATACTGTGTAGAGGCTGGAATGTACCTCCCCTCTAAGCTCGCTGTTAGGCTGCCCCCTGTCTGCCTGCCTATTGTCAGCACACCCGTAGAGGTGCTAAAAGACAGGCCAGTGGGCCAAGGATGCTCATGGGAGGCCAAGGCGTATCCGCTTCCTTGTACACCATCCAATGTGTCAGCGTCTAATCCGCTTCCAGGGCCATCAGCGGCAAGAACATGCGTCATAACGCTGTTCTTGAGCTTCGACGGGGTGATGGCCCTTGCATCGTCGCTACCACCTTGGGCTTCCGCTGTTGTAGCAATCTCAATACGCCCCGCTACAGTTTCAGAGGCAAGGGGAACAGTTGAACCACTAAGGCTTTGAGCCAGTGTATAAGGGGTGACATACCTTACCGTATCACTACCAGCATTCACTTCAGCAAGGGTAGCAATCTCTGCAATACCGGCATTTGTTTCACTGGCAGCAGGGATAAGGGTAGGAAGGGCATTCTTCAACCCGTAGGGAGTGACAGCCCTTGTTTGGTCTGTGCCGATCTGCGTCTCTGAAAGGTCGGCCAGTTCCACCTTGCCCTGTACAGTGGTGGAAGCTGAAGGGATGTTAACCCAAGTGCTATTGGCGAGAGTGGCTGGAGTAACAGCCCGTACATCGTCAGTACCAAGGTTCACCTCCCCCTGAGTAGCCAGCTCGATCTTACCTGCCGCTGTTGTAGTGGCGTCAGGGACAGACACCCCGGGGGCATTCTTCAGTGTCAATGGCGTAACAATAGTGGTGTTGTCAGTGCCAGTATTCACTTCTGTTTGAGTGGCAATCCTGGCCTTACCGGCTAATGTAGTGGTGGCTTGTGATACATGAGTGGTGACACTATCCCTCATCACTTGAGGAGTGACAGCCCTCTCTGTATCCGTACCCGCCTGTCCCTCTGCCGTTGTAGCAAGCTCTACAAGGCCACGATTAGTGGTAGTGGCATTAGGGGCACCAGAGGCGCTAATGACAGAATCTAGGAGGTTCTTAAGGGTAAGGGGAGTAACATACCTCTCATTATCCACCCCGTCATTCACTTCTGTTTGTGTAGCCTTTTCTACAATACCTGGAACAGTGGTTGTAGCATATACAGGAAGGATAGAGGCCTTGAAGTCCTCCCCTGTGATCTTCCTATCAATATCCCCTACACGCAAATGCAGGAGGTCGGCATCCCCTAGTACGGAAGCACTAGGCAAGCCTACCAGCTCAATAGTTGCCATTCAAAATCCTCTAATGTTGTTTCAGTAATTATTGTTAGGTAGCTTAATCTGGGATAGCCATTGCCTGTTCAAAAATAGCATCCAACTGTTCACCCGAGAAGCCAAGAGCGGGGCCAAGGGCTTCAACAAGAGGATTAGTTCTCTTGATTTCTACAGCGTATTCCCATTCAATCATGGCTGCTGTTTTATCAGGCTCAGGGAGGGAATCAATGACAGCACCCACTTGGTTAAGGACTCCGGCTTGAAGCAAGGCTAATCTAGCCTTACGTTGGGACACCTTTAAGTTGTTTCTGTAGGCTTGCTTCTCAGCTTCAATTTCTTCAGTGGTCTTATCAATAATGGGGAGCGTAGCGACCACTTTATCATGGAGGATTTCATAGGAAGGCTCCCCATACTTTTGAAGGGATGTGATAGAAGGCTTTACAAGTTCTTCTTCAAGCCACCCAAGAGCCGCCACTTCATCCTTAGAGCCATTGTTCCACATAGCCCTTATTGGGTAGAGAACTCCGTTATGGCGGAAGTCTTTTGGCAGAGTGCGAACTGACTCTGTGATTTTGTTGTTTTCAATTTTGTGATACATACTAATTTATAAGCTCCACTGTACCGCCTAATGTTATCCTTGAGTTAGGGATTGTCACATCTACCTGACCCCAGGATGTAACACCTCCGTTGGTGTCGTGAATGGCGGATATATTGTTTGACCTGCTATTTCTATTAACCCTATTAGCCATACCAGTGGGTGCTGAAACGGTTTCGGTCGGAGTTGCCCCAAAACCCAACACCCATCCTGAGCCATCACCCACAGATAGGGTCAATGCCGGATACCTAACATAGTTCTGCATGGCTGTTGCTAAAAGAGTGGAATTTCCTATACTTGACACATTACGGTAGACAGAGAATAGGCTGTTTGACGCACCCGTCCAAGTCCCAGAAGATGTGCCTGAAGAGGTTGCAACTGTGTAGGCAATTAGCCCCGCATAGTCCGCACCCTCTGTGGTGTTGTCTTGTACAATAAGCTCCCATCCAGAAGGTATAGTTGGGTATGCAATGCTCCCGGCTATTGACGCGAAGCATATTATGATGTCTCCGGCAATGTGTCCCGGCAGGGTTGCAGATGTAGCCCCGCCTATCGCCCCAATAAACTCAATAGGGTCTTTAGCTTTGTTAAAAATCCTCCGATTAAACATTAGGCATACCCTCCGACTTTGCCTACAAACTGCATAGTAAAGCCGTTACTGCGGAAAGACAGCAAGTCCTGTTTACCTGTACCAGTAGACAGCGTAGGTGTACCAACATCACCGGCATCAATGCCTGTACCAAAGGCAATAGTCCTAGGAGTAGCGCCGTCCTGAACAACCCGCAAGGTTGCCCATGTACCGGCAGGAGGGATATTACTCATGGCCAATGTCCTATTACCACCAAGGGTAACAACAGCCTCTACGTTAGCTGTAGCGAAGTTCCAAGTGATAGTTGCCCCATCTGTGAGGGTGGTTTCAGGGATGTAGGGAACTCCTGTTACACTCTTGTTTCCCGCCCCTGTTCTATAGAGCAACAACTCAGCAAGGACAGATATATCCATCCTCTTAAGGGCACCAGAATCATTAATAAGTAATTCATCTGTACCAGCTACGCCCGTTGTTAACTCTGTCTTACCACTAATAGCCACTGTATCAAGAATGGTGGCCCCATCTCCTGTAGAGATGACATCACCTGTATGGTTAGGGTGGACATAGTTGTTGGCGTTAACAGCAATTCCATCCAGCTTGGTTCCATCGGCGGCTACATCTCTACCATCCACAGTTCCAGTGACAGAGATATTACCTGTAACAGCTATACCAGCATTGAATGTCTCAAGAACGTCAGTACGGGCATAATTAGCTGCTACAACACCTCCAAGGGAGGCCGCATCCAAGGAAGCTGTGTTGACAGAAATGTCTATTTCATCATTGACAGAATCCAGCACAACATTGATAGAGCTATCCCCTGCATTGATATTCCTGAACCTAAGCTCACTACCACTCACTTCCTTGAATACACCTACACCGCCAACCCCTGCATTAGCTCCTGTAGGGATGTAGGCCGCCCCAGCAATGGAAGATACAGTGATCTTCTTATGAGCAGCTCCAGCTACGTCATAGATAGGGATGACATCGGCTGCATCTGGCGTCACCTTCTCTGTAAGCTCAGTGACATCAAGGTCGAGGGTTACGTTAGTGTTGATGGCTCCACCGCCACTAAGTCCCACTCCTGCCACTACGTTTACAGCGGAATGGTCAATGTGTTCATTGGCAACAAAGTTAAGAAGGGCATCGTGGTCGATAGCGGCTTGGTGTTGAGTCACACTGGATTGTGAAATCCTTGCATCACTAAATGTACCACTTATCACTTGGGACGTAGAAATTTCTACAGCGTCAATTTGTGTCTGAATCTTACTTGCTGACCACAGGTTAGTGGACGTGGTGACAGCATCGTTGATAGACCTGTGTATTGATGTATCATTGATATGACTGTCAATCTGTGCGTGAGTGTTCAGGCCGCTGCCATCTAAATCTTGGTGATCCACTGTATCAAGAATCAAATCATATACAGCTTGAATTGTTACACTACGATCCAGGCCGCCCTCGTTGATATGTATAATATCTGTAAGGTCTACCGTCCCTAAAGGGAGGTCGCTAATTTGTACATTCGACATTCACTTCCCCTTAAGCTGTTCTTTCAAAGACATACACGGTGGCAGCCGTACCAATAGCTTGTGTACCTCTTGCCGTCCATGTGCCACCAAACCTGTTGCCTAAATCTGCCTCTGTCTGGCCTGCATCTGTTGTGAGGTGAATAACCCCCACTTTGGATGTACGCTCATCAATGTTGGTTATCCAGCTATCCAGCAAGTCAAACTGGTAGTTAATATAGGCTCTTGGTAAATTCTCTTGGTAAAGCTCACCACTGAGCTTCCACTCAGCAGGAGGCTCCACTTTATTCAGAAGGTTGACAGGAGTGCCATCAATAACCTTCAGTTCTGTAATATCTGTTGATGCCCATTCAGGCAAGTCTGCTGGCTTATTTGCCATTCTTTCCTCTCTTAAGAAATAGCGATGATGTTATTGTCAAGGTCATCCACTATGAAATCTTCTTGATCTGTTATAACGAAGCTGAAGTTCCCGGTATTAATATCTTTATCAACCACTTCGCACAAGGGGTTCTGTAAATCAGCCCCTTTAGGGATAAGCCAAATACTAAAATCTTCTACGGTGCCATCGAAGTCGATAGAGGGTACAAGGGACACGGTGTCATTCCCCAAGTCGGCTACCAACACTTCGTTGTACACTCCATTGGAGGTGGCGGATTGGCCTGTTACAACAGTTCCACCTTGAAGCTCAACATGGAAGGAGCCTGTTGTCATCCCAGAAATCTTATAGCTAATGGCGTAATGCCTGCTCCTGATTAACGGGACAGCTTCAGCACTCTCAGTCGTTCCAGAGAAGGAAGCCACATAACGCTTCATGTAGCCCTCTACGAACATTTCAGGTAGAACACTTCTCTCACTACCGCTGACCGCCCCACCAATGCCCACTACCTGTAGGTCGTAGTCAATGTCAAACTGATCCGTAACCCTGAATATATTGTCGTTGTTGTCAATCAGGGTGAATGGTTCATTAACGAAGTCGCTACCGATAAAGCTATTCTGCCCTTGGTCAAACATCAGCCTCATACTGACAGCCGCCGCTGTAGCCCTGTCCAATGAGGCCACTACAAAGGCATTGACACCCCCATCAGCATAGACATGGATGTTACCGGGGTAATGTTCCCACAGGGCAACCTTATCGGCCTCTGTAAGAAGCTGCAAGATGTTTAGAACCTCCGTAGGGGTTCCGCTAGACCTGGCAATAAGGGCACGGTAGCGCAAGGCTTTGCGGTAGTCCTCGTCATTACGAAGCTGTCTAGGCTCTCCTACTAATTCCCCGATTATGTCTAGCTGAGCCCCCACAGCATTTGTAAGGCTTCTGTTATCTAAGAGGTCAAACAGGACATCTTCAACATCCTGAACCTCGTGCATAAAGGATTCAACCAACCCTTGAATCTTCTCGCTATCCCGCCATTGCCAAAGCAAACGTCCAAGACCCTTCTCTACATGGTCAACTATCACTGGTTGCATACTTGGCCTCTTATGGGGTTTCTACGATATAGACATCTGCTGATGTTGTCTGGGCGAACTGTCTAGCTGAAATGGGAATTCTTGTTTCTTGCCAATCCAGCTCCACAGGGGCATCTCCAGGTGTAGTGATCTCTTGAATCTCAACCATTAAATCGTCAATACCATTAACCGCTGAATAGATAGGACCAAAAGCCCTTCTTGGAATAGCATCTACGTTTACACTGAGAGAGTTGAAATAGGCCACTACAGCTTCCGTGATAATATCTTGCCCGTCATCTGGGAAGGTTTCTTCGTCATAGATTGTATATGTAACTCTGACAGCGAGGTTTACAGCTTCCGGCCTAGTGAACAGTACAGTACGCTGTTGACCAAAATCATCTGTAAAGATTTCAGTGGTGTTGCCATACATCTCAATCCCGGCTGGTTTCCAATCCCATACCGTGACAGCCACTTCAGCATCAGTGCCACCTTGTACAATTGCTTCAAATGACTTAGGCGGCCTTCCATCAATGTCTGTTACAAAGGTCTCGTTCTCAAGGACAGATACATAGCTCACCCCATCAACATCAAAGATAGCATCCCTGATAGCTTGAAGGGTCGCCTTGCCACCAGAGGCACTAATTGTAAACCTCTTGCGGAAATCTTCGTCTGTCTCTCTGAGCCTGCCTTGGATAAATTCAACAGGGTTAGTTACAGAAGTGATAGCTGGATTGGGCTGTATGAGAGTGTTAACAGTGAGGGGAGGGGCTACGACAGGGCCAGCCTCGGTGCATGTCACACCTACATCCTTTACTACTGTGTCAGCTCCAATAAGAGCTGTATGTACCACCTCGATATTGTCATCCGTATCGCTAGTGATAGTCAGCCTGCTTCCATCTAGGGAGGCTGTCCATGTAGCATCTACATCAGCATTGATTAGGTTTTGTAAGCCTGTAGCAATCTCAAGAGCAGAACTATCGTTGTCACTGGTGTATGTATATACATCCCCGTCCACTGACACCGTATAGGCTGTAGAATTAGACACTGTTGCAATACGAAGTGTACAGCTAAGGCAGCTTGAAGTAGACAGGGTTTGTGTAGTGTCTACAGAGAAGTTATATCCAGTGGTAGGGCTAGACACTAAAGTGCCTTGGGTAATAAGAGTTCCATCTCTTGCGGTGATTCTCACATTACCAAAAGTGAAAGACTCAAGAATCCTATAGACACCAATGATGTCTCCAAGATCATCCAAGTTCTTCCCTTCAGCTTTATTCTTATTGAAGTTGTCATTCACTGCTTCAGACAATGCCCACACTTCAGACAGGGCAGCGGCGAAGATAGAATTAATTTGGCCTAAAACTGTATCATCTGATGTAATGATTCCAGCATCTATCAGCTCTCTTTCTTTTGTGACAATATCTTGAATAATCTCAGGGAGCCTCTTTATCGTCAGCCCTGTAGATGTTAGTCCTGCCATTAACTCCCTCCAACGGATAGCGGAACACTATCCAAATTCAAAACTTCCCCGCTCTCAAGGATTGCAGAGAAGGATATGTTTACAGTTCTTGTTCTTCTATCGAATTCCGAAGTGTAGCCTGACAATGCCCTAACCCCCTCGGTATCTAAAATTGCCCGTCTCACCTCGTAGTTCAAGACATTAAGGCTAGTTTTAGACAGGGCAGCTATGTCGTTATTATCGTTCTCTAAGTAGGGGATTCCGTAGAGGGTATTGAAGAACCACTCCCCTCTGAAAGTGTTAAGGGTTATGTTTAGTTTTTGTCTGATAAGCTGTGCTTCATTTTCAATCAGCTTAAGCTCGCCTCTAATAAGAGCTATATCATTAGTTAGAGGGTCAATATAAATATCTGGATTCATTCTATCCCCTATTAGTTGGCATTGACATCTGAGCTTCCCCCAGACACCGTATGACCACAACTGGCACTATCCCCTGCTCTTACCACCCCTACCCCTCCAGCTTTCACTGTAGAGCTTCCTGAGACGATTGTGGCGCTACTATGGGGGCTGTCTCCATGGGAAGCTACACTATCCCCAATAAGGCTTATAGGGCTTCCGTTAACCAACACCGATGACTCCCCGGGGCCTGTAATAACACCCCCTGCTGAATCAACCCCTACCCTTGCTACTGCTGGCATATTGTTATTCTCAGTTGAGGTTGATTGTCGAGCCTTGTATGTTTACATTGCCCCCGGCTGTGATATTTACATTTCCAGAAGCATTCATTGTGATATTCCCGGAGGGATCAAGAACAATTGAGCCTTCTGGATTGCTAACTGTTAATGTATTGTTTGGCTCCAGCTTAACCATCATCTCTTTGAACTTAAGCTCTACGTTCTCTGCGTTAGGCTCAAGGTGAGTAGTTTTAGTGTACAAACCCGGGATGGCAATAGCATCAGAAAGTGAATGTGCTCTACTGCTATTAGGGGTTACAATACTTCCATCCCCTTCAAGCCAATCTTCAATGCTTCTCATTGAGAACACGAGCAACACTGTATCACCCACTTGTATAGGAAATGACAGAATTCCACCACCAGCAGAAGGGAACATAACAGGAACAGAATAAATGTCAGGAGACTCCAGAACAGTAGTGTCCTCATATACCCTCCTGACAACAGGCTTAACATCAATCGTTTGTTCTGTAGGGAAGTCAGCCACGCTCACCACTTGGGCTGGCATGGCCGTATACAGGTTTCCTCTGACAAAGCTCTTTACGCTTCTATTGAAAAACTCACCAAGCTCCATCAGCCTACCTCTGTAGCAACAATCTCTGTATCCCATACATCCCCTTCGTATGAAAGGGAATGAGAGACAGATTCAATCTTATATAATCCAGCGTACTGACCTTCCTCTATCTTAAGCATTTTATTGGAAGCTATACTGCCGTTGAGGAATGTGTTTACACGGATGCCGATCACTTCATTAGGGCCATCCACGCCGTCCCCTTCGCTACTCTCTTCCCTTCTAACTTGCCCTTTGATGTTGATAGGCTTCAGGACAACAGTTTCATAGCGTATCTTCCTGTTGACAGGCTCTACATATATCTTTCCTAGAGAGATATATGCCCTGTAGCCGAGGTCACTGCATATTGTATTCAGTTGCTCCACCAGGTTCCCTTCCACTACAAACCCTGAAGGGGCCTTACCTTCCACCCTGTCAACCTGATTACCATCTGGATCAGCGAAGTATCCAGTAGGCATACCTTCTTTAGCGGCAAGGGATAAGAGCTTTTTAACAATATCCCTGTAGGAGGTTCCTTTTGGAAACCCTTGGCTTACCCTTACAGACTTAATATCAAACCCTAAGTCTTTACAGACAATGGTGGTGATAGTGTCTTGGCCTTCCTTCTCAGTTCTCACCTTCTCAATCTGGCCTGTAAAGATTAGTGGAATATCATTATTCCTCTCTTGACTCTGCAAGCCTCCTTCCGTCTGTGTTTCTTCTGAATAAGGGTCTTGGGTTTCAAATCCAGCCTTTAAGAACAGCACCCCATTCTGTTTTATAAACTTCTGGGTTTCTGGCCTTGCATTAAAAATGCGGATTGTAGATGTCTGATTATTAGAAGAGGTCTTGTTGCTGCTGTAGGTGATGTCTGCCTCTATGTGTAGGCTGCTTATCGAGATAGCCTTATCTCCAGCCGGGACAGTTCTGAAGTCAGTGTATTGTCCAGGGGCAGGAGTGGCAGCTTCAAGCCTAGTTTGATTGGCTACAAGAAGCTGGCTAGTGGGGTCGTTAGAGTCTATCTCAGGGCCAACAAACTTCTTAGGGGTGGTGACAGTATAGGTATGGGATGGGCTTCCAATTATAAGCTCATACTTCCTAATATACGCCATTCGTCTCTCCCTAGGAGTTTATGATTTCATCATTTGTAAAATAAATCAACTCGTAAGCCTTGTTGTATCCGAAGTTATCAAAGCCTACATCCTTATTGTCCTTCTTCATTCTGATACAACTGAGATCACCATGGATGAAGCTTTCTAAATTATAGAGATACAAGAAGGACTGGTTCTCCATAATTTTAATTCCATGTATAACTGGAACATCTTGAACATATATATCAAGACGCCAACGCTGATCTCTCTCGTTAAAAGAAAATATAAACCTATACTCTATACCGGCAAGCGTTATAGACTGCTCAGACCAAGGGGATGGAGGAACATTCACTTTAAGCATTATTCAAGCTCCTCTAATTCCTTCCTGGCTTCAGCAAGCCTTTTGTCAATGTCCGCTAAATCTTGAGCCTTCCTTGACTCATTTGCCGATATTTTTTCTGCCTCAGTCAATTGTTGGGTGGAGCCAGAGGATACCGTCTTATTACTTAAGGACTTCTCTACATCAGATGCGGGAAGAGGCATTGATGTCATCTGTGCTTGCTCGCCAATCCTTATTTGCTTTGCAGTGAAGGAAATCTCATAGCTACTACAGCCAGCTCCACGAGTTCCGTGAGTGGCATTCTGAGTAATATCTAAAGACTCAAACACGCAGTTAGTAATAGGGTCGAGGTTAGGCGAGTAGAACACTGTAAAAGGCTGCTTGGTTTTCTTTACAGCTTCCAACCCTTTAATGTAATCAGACGTTCCTTTAAGCCTTTTAGTGGAGTCATCACCTATGAGGCCCTTGCTACTAATGCTCTTTACATCAGACACTATCCCAGAGAAGGACACAACAATACTCTCGTTGATGTAGTGGTCAGAAGCACTCTCTCCATCTTCCAACGGAAAGTCAGTGGCCCTCCCTGGCATACTGACAGTCATGTCTGTTGTTGAGTCCAGCTCGAAGTAGCGGTTATCTGATGTTTTGATATAATAGATTCCCATTGCTATTCCTTATGGACTTGAGGTGGGGGCGACAGTGAACATATTGGAGAACATCTCTTTCGACTTCCTTTCAATCTCTCTTGTCACTCCCTGTGGGTCACTGGACTCGACATTAATTGTTACATTGTTGGTAATGGTTTGTTTCGGGAACATCAGCAACTCGTTAGGGATTTTCCTTTGGGCATTCATTTCTGTATACCGCTTGATGGCTTCCTCCGTGGAGAGCACACTTCCAATCCCTATACCGAACGCTGCAAGACCTTTAGAGGCCCCAGAAAGAGACCTTCCTATTGTTCCCATCTTTCCAGACCACCCGCCCTTACCTTCAGGGGAGGCTGCAAGCCTTTCTTTCCTGGCAGCCTCTAATACCCGCTTGTAGGGGCTGCCTGAACCGGCGCTTTTTCCTTTTTCACTTCCCTTCTTTGTCTTGTCTTTGCCGTCTAAGATGTCTTTAATTTTCTTCATCCCGAACATGCTTGCTATCAATGAAAGTAGCTTAGCGATCCCTTGGAATGGGGCCTTTATAACTCCATGAAGAAGTCTAAATGCCTTGATAAGAAGGCCAACAGCCGTTACCCCGGAAATGATTACCGTAACTAGCGCAATCCAATCCTTAGTGCTACCCCCTATCCACTTAGATGATTCATCAAAACTACCAGCTAGTTTAATAAGGGCCTTGTCTACATGTAAAAGGCCGATCTCGGTGTAGATTAGCAACCTTCCAAGGTATCTCAGAACCCTTTGCAGGATGGTGAGGGATTCAGTTGGCTTACTTGCATCCATCGCATCGTTGAACATTTTACCAAAGTGGACAAATGCCTTAGACACAAACCCGACCACAGCTACAACTGGTTTTAGGGCGGTAGTTATCCCCGCCGCTACAGCTCCAAATGTCTTACCGAAAAGGACGAACAGTTCCTTGTTGTAGAAGATCATGTCAGCTAAATCCCTAAAGAATTTGCTGAACCCGCTTTCTCCGGCCATGAAGCCTTCGTTCACTGCAAGCTGAAGCTCTGTTGTAGCCCTTCCTTGTTCCGTTCCAACTTTCTTCAAAGCAGTGGCGTAAGACCCGCTTGCTTTTGTTGCTTTACTAACATAATCGAGGAATCCCGGGAGGAAGTCCTTTGTCATTATTTGCCCGGATGCAATAAGTTTGTTGAATTCCTCAGTTGTCTTTCCCATTGACTTTGCAGCCATGGTGAAGGCTCCAGGCCATCTCTCCAGATGTTTGTTCAGGGCAGTTCACTAAGCTACCCCCGCTTTACTCAAGCTGCTATATATCTCTATATAGGTCCGACTATATCTTCACCTTATAGGTGCCAACCGTTTCGCCCTGCTTAGGGCTACGCCTTTCGGCTAGTCTGTGAGCGTTCCTGTGCGTGACAGGCTTCGCTGCTGATTGTCTCTATTATCAAGATTTTCAGGGGTCGCTTTATATCACTATAAAGAATCCTACTTGATACCTGACGAGAGGTTCCAGCAATTAGATTGGTTTTACTTGGGCAAGAGATTTACCCAACTGTCTTCTCAGTTCTTCAGTAGAAAGAACTCCTTTCGTTATGTTCAGAAGGGGTCGCTAGTCCCTTCCCGTTCTCTTATGAACTGCTTACAGTTTCCTGTAAGACCAGACTATATCTTGATGTACAGCTTGTCCTGTTTACACCTCTACCATTTCGAGTGTCAATAGCTTACACCCTACTCCCTTGCGGGATAGTCGTTGAACAACCTAACTTACTATGAATAGCCCTTAAACGGACGCACGTTTTCTAGGCTTGTAGTTTATATTAAAGTCTTTTGAGATTTCAGAGAAGGTTTGACCTCTTCTTATTCTTTCCACATCTACCCTATGCAGGTTTCCTTGGAATGCACTGACTATCTCTTTCACACTCTTGCCTTCTTCCAACATAGCACATATTTGTCTTACTTTATCTGTTGAAAGGCGCTTATTTCTTTTAACTGATATATCATATTGACTGGAAACCCTTACCCACAAAGAGCCTCTTCTTATGTGTGATAAGAAGTCCTTATCTACTTTGTACTCATTAACAAGATCAATGTTTCTGTAGCCCTCTTCCATCTTCTTACATATTTCGTGGATAAACTCTTCAGTGTAGACGGAAGAGTGGTGGTTTTCACCATGACAGTTATTCAACCCTGTGTCATGGGCATGGCGTATGTTATGTGAACGGGTACACCACTCTAAGTTGTCAATATGGTTATTCAGCTTATCTCCATCTTTGTGGTTTACGTCTAATCCGTAAAACTCACAATCAGGAAGATACGTTTCCGCCATTAGCCTGTGTAGCCGATAAGATTTACCAAGGTTGCTAACAAAAACTAGCCTGTAACCATTAGAGTTTGTAAACCCTTTGATGTATCTTCCAGTATCTTTATTGTAAACCTCGCCGTTTTGCGCCAGGTAGAGGTTTTTGAACTTCGGGTGTTGCTTCATAGTATATCTCCTACTATATTCGGATTAAGTTAGATTGCTGCTGATTGTCCCTATTGTTGCAATTTTTAGGGGTCGCTATTATATCACTACAATAGTATCCTATGCAACACCTATCAGGAGTTTCCAGCAATTAAGTAGATTATTCGACATACATTTCTGTATGAAGGAGCTGGAGTATCGCTACTCAACTCACCATCTGTTCAATGGCCATGTTTGCAAGCTTGGCATCAGCCGGTGTAAGCTGCATGGCCGTATTAATCTCAGTAATCTGCTTGAACATTTCCTTTTGTTCTCCAATAGAGAAACCAGAAGCACTCGTTGCAGCACCAAACTTAGCATATCCATTTGCTGTCTCTAACAGTGCTTGGCCATTAATTCTAGCCAAGCTAGTGACCCACTTCATATCCTTACCCATCTGCTGCATACCACCAGATGCTAAAGTCATCCTTGCCTCAATAGACTGGAACTCCTTACCAATACGGAAGAAACCCCCAGCCCCAGACATAGCAGTGAATACACTGAGGTACCCAGCTCCAAGATTCCTCATAGAAGCCCCAAGCCTTGAAGCCAAGAAACCTTGTTGGCCAAACTCCCTGTTCAATGCAACAACCTTTGATCTTGCATCCACCATTTGGCGAGATAATGTTTTCTGTTGGGCTATTAATCTATTAAGACTGGCCTTAG